TCCATGCTATTTCCCTCCTTTTTTATTTGTAATTACCAGCTCTTTTCGAGAACCGGATCCGGGGTCAAATCCACCTCGATTGATTTTATCGTCACGTTCAACGTCGAGATCGGGCACTGCGGGTTGAGGCAGCGGTGATAGCGGATCCGCGTCCGGTCCTCCCACGGCCGGGTGGTGGTGATCCGGGTTTTCTCGCCGCACCAGGGGCATGCGGCCCCGTTGCGGGCGCTGTAGTCGACCCCGCTGGCCGCCTGTTCCCTGGACAGTACCAATTTCTTGACAATTGCGTTCATGCACCACCTCATTCACCGGTTTTCGGCCAATATTTAATCTGCAAAAGATCCTCGGCGATAACATTCATCACCGCACAATCCCATTGATGGTTCGCCTTGCCTTCCGGGCACTGCCACAGGTTGTGATCATCGACATACTCGGCGCACATCTGCGCGGCATAGTCGGCGCCCTTGACCTCATCGGCATTAACCGAGGCGAGAAACCGCCAGGCCCCCGGATCGTCCGGGGAAATTTTCAACATGCCGGCCAGCAGGTCCTTGTAGTAATGGCTATCGGCGAGCAGCAGCTTGACCCCGCCAGGGATGAGCTGCTTGGTGCCCGGGTATCTGTCGATGACCGACCAGGACTGCGGGTTGGCCTTGCGGCCGGACGCCCCTTTGTACACCTGGACCCGGCCGGGGTGCTGCTTGGCGAACTCGTAGACCTCGCGGGTGCGATGGCCGCCGGAGTCGATGACCAACAGATGCACCGGGTAGTACAACCCGTCGGCGTCCTGGTATTGGGTGGAAAAAACGACGGCGGCCAGTTCGACCAGCGAGGTGACAAAACCGTAGCGCACCTGCCAGCTGTTTTGCTCGGTACCGGAGCCGTCCAATTTGCCCCAGCCCCAGGCGCGAATCTCGTAATAAAAGCCGTCGTCCTGGGTATCGGCGGCGGCGGTCAGGGCGGCGACCAGGCCGCCACCGGGCACGAGCAGGTCCGGGCGATCGTCGGCCAGGGCATAGATGGCATCCTCTTTTCTGGTCTGGCGCACCGGCACATGGGCAACCCCCTTGATCTGGGTGTCGAAATAGTGCATGTCGCCGGAATTTTTCAGGCCGCGCAGGAAGGCAGCGGCCATCTCCGAGTTGCTCACCAGGGGCGAAATCCAGCCGGGAGAATGAAAGGCGATCTTCGTCGGCCGGACGGCGCGCAGGTAGTCGAACAGCTCGCGGCCATCACCGGACAAGGGGATCTTCCCGGCGGAGGTGTCCTTGTCCCAGGCGGCACCCTTGCCGTAGGCCCGCCAGATTCCCGCCTGCAAGGCCTTGGTCCGCCTGCGGTCGTCCCATTCGACGCCGCAGTGCAGACAAACATAACGGGCGGTGTTGTCGGTCTCCACCTGCCGCGGGTCAGCGGCCCGGCCACCATCCCAGCGGATCTGCTCAAAGCCCATCGGCTGGTGTTGCCGACAGTCCGGGCAGGTGACGTGGTAGGTGAACAGCACCTCGGCCTCGGCCAGGAGATAATGCCAGATCGGCCCGTCGACCAGGGTCGGGGTGGAGATCCACCAGACCTTGGCCCCGAAACGGTAGGCCCGGAAACGTTCCTTGAACAGTTTGAGGGAAGGGGCCTCCTTGGCCGACGGCTGCACCGGCCACTTGTCGATCTCGTCGCCGACCAGGTAGCGGGCGGAGACGTTACCGAGCGACGACACCGACCCGGCCCAGCCCATATAGATGAGCATGGTCGAGAGGCGGATGCGCAGCGAGGCCATGTCGTCAAAACTGCCGGTCATCAGCTTGCGCAGCCTGGGCGAATTCTTGAACATCGGCTGCAAATAATCGTTGCTGCGCTTGGTGGCGGTGTCGCGGTCCGGGTAGGTGATCAGCGCCGCCCCCGGCTGCATGTCGGCGATATAGCCGATCATCGTCTCCGCCCCGGCCGAGCTGCCCGACTGCGGCACCTTTATATTGCCGATTTCCTTCACCGACGGGTAAAACGAGGCGTCCATGATGCCACGCATATGCGGCATAAAGGCGTTGTCCCAGCGCGAGCCCTCCAGCGGTCCATAGGTGACCACCCGGTTAGCCGGTGCCCAGAGGGACGGGGCAATTGGTTTTCTCCGCCGGAGCAGCCGCCGCTCCCCCACCGACGGGGTAAACTGGATACGCTGCCGGGTGGTCCGATGACGGAACTTTTCCGGCAGCCAGTCCGGCGCGGTGCGCAGGCGGATGGTGCGGGTGGTGCGGATGTCTTGGCTGGGGGCTGGCATTGATTAGTTTTATTTCCGTTTTTTCTGTTGTTTTCTAAACGGTCCACGATCAACAGCAACATCGACGAGCAGCTCATAAGGAGGATGCTCGATATCAAGTTCGATTGTTTCAGGACAGTATTGATCGTTTATAAATATTCCTCTCACCCCACGACGTCTGACCCGACACTTGCAATTCGGGCACTGGATAACTCCTTCCTGCAGTTTGCTTATTGCCGGATCCAGCCACTCACTGGCATCTCCGTCCGCGCCGCAATGGCCGCAATGTATTGAATATCCCGATGCCATTTCACTCCCCCTGCGAATACAGATCTTTCAGTTTTTCCAGACCAAGAGCATATTCTTTGATTTTCTGCTCACCAGAACGAAAAGCGTCTTCAATCGCTGCTACTTCCGTGTCGCCATGCCCCTGGGCCAGACCGCAACTAAAACCAAGAACATTTTTTCCAACCTTTAATATTGCGTGATACTTATTCCCCTTATCCGACTCTTCTATTTCACCAACCTTTTCCCCATTAAATAAAATTTTCCTTTTTCTAACAACGACCCGTTCATCTTCCTTAAATTCCACACTCATTAGTTCGCCTCCAAAATCACATCAAATTCAGCATCGGCGGCGAAATCGCCCATCCGCTGCTCTATTGCCCGGCTGATCGCCTGGACCAGTTCGGGCGCCCTTGTCTGGTCGCCGCCGACGAGCTCTATCCAGTCGGCGGCCTCGCTTTGTACGGTGTGATTGAGGTGGGCCATGAAGGCCACCGCCCGGCCGACGATGGCCAGCTCGAAATCGTCGCGGGGGATAAACTTGCTCTTGCGGACGCCGAGGTTGAACTCCGCCTCCTCCATCTTAAATTTTGACGCGCGCAGATCCGCCTCGAGCTTCTCCTCCTGCATGCGGTCCATGCGGTCGTTGACCTTCTGGCCGGTGGCCAACTGCTTCAGCCAGGTCTTGGCATATTTGTCCACCGCCTTCTGTGCATAGCTGCCATCTGCCTGGGGGCGAAGCAGGCCGTCCTTGCAGTGCTTGTAAAACTGGCTCTGGCCTATCTTCCACCCGGCCTCGAGGAGGTATTCGAGGGCGTTTTTCTTGGTTCTGAATTTCTTGATGCCGCCGTCTTCGTCCTGCTGCCGGTCAGGATCCGGGTCGTACCGGTCGACGATCTCTCCGACGATGGACATATACCGCTCTTCCGCTTCTTCCAGGTTTTTGCGGTTGGCAACGGAACTTTCCCCGTTTAACTGACTAACGGCGGCCTTCCAGTCGTTGACGCAGCCGACAAACCTGGTCCGGTCGCCGAAATTGGTTATTTTATTGGCGAGGGCGGCAAGGAATTCCTGGTCGAAGAGATCGCGCATGGGTTAGCTATTGCCTTTTTGGCTTTCTTTTGGCTGCGGCGGTAGTGCCCTTTCGCCAATCGGCGAGCTTGCTTTTTTTGTTGGTTCCTGTACTTGTTGCCATAGTTGTGCACCTCGAGTGGATTTTTGGGTAGTGCTGAAAGCCGTCATCAAGCGGCTGATCCAGCGGTGATTAAAGTCGAAAAGCCGAGAATTGTTTTCGATGACGAACTGCTCGACATTGCGCGAGGAGCGCAGGTTTGCCGAACCGTGCAGCACCAGGTGGCGGCCGCAGTCGGTCTTGATCAGGGTGATCTTGGTATGGATCGCCGCGGCGGCAAAGGAAAAAGTGTCGCCGCCAAGGGTCTGCTCGATATACGGCACCCCGCCCATGGCCCGACGCTCATGGGCAAACCAGAAATCAGAGACGAGCAGCGAGAGATTTTCAACATATCCACCCTGCCGCAGGTTGCGCAGGCTATCGACATTTTCCTTGCCGAGTGACAGGGTGGCGACCAGCATCTCGGTGGCCAAATAGTTTTTTTCGACCATCAGGGCCTCGAGAAAATCGCCGAAGATAAAGTTTCCGGACACCACCGCATAGAGGGCGTTGCCTTCGTCGAGGTCGGGCATGTTGGCGGCCATGGCGGCGGCGTGTTCGTATTTTACCTGGTTCGGTGTCGGGCGCGGATAGCGGCGGACACTGACCATGTCGGTCTGGATGGCGTCCGACGGGTCGGACATCTCCATGGTAAAGCCGGGGATGTCGATATTGAGGTCGAAGTCGAGCAGATCGCCAAAATCGGTGTCGAGTTGTGGGAGGTCTTTCATTTTGCCGCCGCCAGGTCTTTTTTTATCAGGTAGGGTTTACCTATCGATTCCAGTTTATTGACCACCGCTGTACGGAATTCCGGCCAGTTTATTGCCGCCGCACTTTTGTGGTAATTCATCTTGCCGACCTTGTAAAAATCGACAAAAGGGGCGGTGGCGTCGATCAGCCGATAGACCGCCGCCGGATTGAACACCGGCTCGAAACTAACCCAGGTTCTGATGCCCTTGGCGTGGGCAATCCGCAGGGATAAAATTCTGTCTTCCGGCAAGGCGGCACCCGGTTCCCACAGCAGGGACTCCCTTGGGTCGTCGGTGGTCAAGGTGGCGGCAAATTCCGAGTGCGGAGAGGAGGCGAGCAGATCGAAATCACGGGAGGCGAGCATGCCGCCCTTGGTCAAGACGGTGACCCGCAGCTCCGCGGTGAGCATCAACTGCAAAGCGGCCCTGGTCATCTGCAGTTTTTCCTCGATCGGCTGGTAGGCGTCGGAGGTAAACGACAACAGTATCTGCCGGGTGTCACCGCGATATTGTTCGCAATCCTTGGCCAACTGGGCAAGGACGTTTTTTCTTGGAGAAATATTTCTGACAAATTGTTCAGGTTTTGTAAACGTGGCGGCAGGGGCATAGCAATAGGTGCAGCCGTGGCTGCAGCCTTTATACAGATTTGCTGCCAGTTTAGAATATTCTTTTGCTTTGCCGCGTGGTTCGTAAATGATACACATGATGGTCTCCTGTTGAGGTTTTGGGTTTTTCCCTGATGGACTACTACCATTCAATGTTACCATTTCTTTACCATTTTAGAAATAAAATACTAACAATATCAAGTATCTATGATTGTTTTTTTAGTCTTACGCCGATATATTTGGCGTTTCTTGTCGGCGGCGCTTCCATGACTTCGATTATCTCGTAACCGTGTTTTTCCGCCCGGTTGAGGCAGTACGGCAGAGACATGGCGTTGAGTTTTGCGATCAGCGATGAAGGGCAGGGCGGAGCAAAACCGGACAGACCCAGCCAGTCGACGACCTCATTGGACATTCTGCCGCCCATTATCTTGACCAGGCCGATAGTGAGAAAAACGGTCATATCCGCCTGGCCAAATAATAGGACGTTTTGCCAATGGCCCCAGGGGGAACCGTAGGTGTCGATATCTATCACGTCGAATTGCCAGCCGGCTTGCCCGAGTAGCCGTTCTGAATCGACCTGGAGGCGTCCTTTCTTCGGCTTGATATCAACGCCGAGATACACCGCCGGGCGGTATTCCTCCTGGAGGATCCGCCATATTTTTTTTTCACCCTGGCAGCAATCGATGACCGAGAAAAATGGATATTTGTCTAAAAAATACCGCCGCATGGCTATTTTCCCAGCAAAATTGCCGTTATCTGTTTTTTTAGTGGTCATAGGTTAATCCGTGCAAGTGGTCTGGATGATGATATCCGGCTGGAGAGATAAATCCTCTATCTGCTGCTGGATGGTTCCGTAATTTATCAGCGGGATACCGATAAGCACCCAGGACATTTTCGGCGCTTTGAGGTCCACCTTGCGCAGGGTTTCTTTTTTCGGTTTATCGGTGAAAATATCTTCTTGGGAAAATCCGGTTAAAGACAGGTCAAAACCGTGATCATTGAGTAAAACAAGCTGATCGTTGAGTAATTTTTCATCCCATTCGGCCAGCTCGGCCATTTTATTGACGGAAATTCGGAAGGCGGCAACCTGGTCTTCGGTCATATCGTCGGCGATAATGCACGGAACCTCTGTAAGTCCGGCGACAATTGCCGCCTTGTAGCGGAGATGTCCATCAATGATAAGACCATCGTTCTTGATGAGGATCGGCACCCGGAAGCCAAACTCCTTGATAGCGGTAGCAACCTTTTTAACGGCGTGGTCGTTTTCCCTGGGGTTCGCCTCGAACTGTTTGAGGTCTTTCATTTTTCTGTTTTCTATCTTCATATTTTTTCACCTTTTGGCAAAGCCACCGCCTCGCCCCGACGAATCCACGCCGGAGTAAAGACTTCCTTCATATCGAGGACCAGCATGGCGGCGGCCAGCCGTTCATCCGGATCCATGGTGCTGCAGGCGTCCTGCAGCCGTTTCAATTCGTGCTCGGAAAAGACCAGCTCCCCGGCATCGGTCAGCCGCTGCCACTCGTCGCGGTCGGCCGTGACCATGAAGGAGCGGCCGTTTTTCAGGGTTATCGTGTGGACTTTTGCGGCGGTATCTTGTGGTGTCTCTGCTTCCCGCGTGACGTTTTCCGAAACCGTGACGTTTTCTTTTTTTGCCTGGTTATCTTGCCCGGCCTCCGGTGCTGTTTCTACCGCCTGGGGACATGGTGGCTGTTTACACCGTGTCCGCCGGGCGAGGCGCTCCGCCGCCAGATCCGCCTTGACGTGGAAATAGGCGGGCAAGGCGGCCATCACCCAGGCGCGCAGATCGACCCCGGCGGCGTAGGCCTCACCGGGATCCTTGCCGCCGATCACCGGCACCCGGACCGCCTGGTCAAACTGCGACAGCCACCAGCGCGACGCTTTGGCCCCCGGCATATCCATATTGCCGGTCTCCTTGTTGTATTTCGGCGGATCGCTGTCCATGGCCACCAAGATAGTCAAAGCATCGCCCAAAGCGGGCAGCAGGGCGGCGGTCGGCTTGGCGGTATCGTTGCCCATGGCCACCACGCCGACCAGATCCCCGGCCAGGCCATCGAGCACAATGGCGTCCAACTCGCTCTCGACGATAACCATCGCCTCGGCGGCACCGCTGCACAGCGGCTCGCGGCAGGAGCCGGGAATAACCAGGTAGCGCGGCGACTGGTCCGGCTGCCGGACGCGCAGGCGGAGCACCGTTGCGCCCTC